CCAGTTGCAGGGAAGAGTATCTGCTATAAGAAAAATCACATACGTAATACCCTTCTGGCATATATGCAGCAACACTTTCCTCATCAGGAGCACATCCGGTATGATATGCACTAATTTTTGCACCAAAGCTACCATGAATTCCAACGTAGAACTTTCGAGCACCTGAATACGGATAGAAATTAAGTTCAGCTTTTTGAGTTACAATAAATGCACAAACATCGCTATCATCTCTATTTTCTTCAATCTGAATAGCAAATACAGGACTTTTTGCTGCATCGCAAATGTAAAATAAATATTTGTATTCGTAATACGTCCTAACAGTTTTAGTAAACAAACTGGTATCAGAGAAAACCACTGAGTCTTCTGATATTATTTTAATCCATGATAAGTCACATCCTGCTGAAATTTCTATTTGCTCATTGAGCACAAAACCGGAAAGAATTTTAATTATGCAAAAATCAATGCCATTTTTCCATAGTGGACGCAGTGCAACAGCTGAGTTTAGAGCATCACTAATAGATTTAAAATTACCATATTCCCCAACTGTTATTGTGAATGCATACCTGGAATTAAATACTGCGGCACTCTCTCCAGAGTTAATAGCTGCAGATATCATGTCATAATTTGATATAAAATCATTTGGCGTGATTATTTCTGCGTTTTTATTGTGCTGTGTTCTAAGTTTTGAATTTACATAAACACTTTTAACTGCAATACGGGAGTCGTCAACAAGTATTTCATTACCCTCTGTTGCTAACTCTTGTCTTAACTGATCCGGGTCATACTTCAGCACATTCGGAAAATAGAACTGCTGCACACCGTACGCATCATAAACAGCCATAGAATGGCCCTGTACAGTAACGAATTTGGCAATCTGTCCGTTATATACCGGATATCCAGCAGCGTTAATGATGATTGGTTGCGAAACAGGAACGTGAGATCCATCTTCGTTCTCTACATAAACCTGAATCTGGTTTTCAGGATTTACCGGGTCAGTGTCAATTTTACCGATATAAATTTTGCCATTAGCTACGGCTTTAAAAGAACGCGCCATAGTGAAGAGTTGCGAAGGCATCGATACGATCACATTGGCTGTAATGTCTGTCATTTAATTTGCTCCAGATACAAGGAATCGCCGCAGCATGGCTACGGTGAATTTTGGGCATAAAAAAACCCAGCCGAAGCTGGGTCGTTGCGTTGGTTATCTGTCAGTAGTTATGTGCTGAAGGAGGTAATTCTTTATTCTTAAGTCTCATCCATGCGGAAAGATTCGTTGGTCCGTCTGGCTCATTAATATCAACATCTCGTGTGTGGTTTATTAAAACGTCTCTCGCCATTCCGATAACATACGAGAATTCATGACCGTAGTCGTAGCATCTGCCGGAATAGTTCGATTGAATTTGTTTTAATGCCGGATACAGTTCGCGGAATAATGCCTGTGAACGGTTAGCATAATCCCATAGCCATACAAGGCTGTTTGCTTCTTTTGCAGAAAGCTCGTTGGTTTTCTTCTCTTGTTTGCCAATGAGCTCACCTTCAAGCACTACCCTGTGGATGTACTCTACTGCTTGCGGTATCTGAGATGCATCAAGCTCTTCAATACTTTCCACATTGAAACGCTGATGAATCATTGCATAAGCTTCTGGGTACATTAGATGCTTTTTGCTGACCAGCATATTTACAGCATCACGAAGCGGAGTCCTGTCATCAACAGATGTTTTCTTACGTGCATTTTCTTCCTTTCCCTTTGTCCAGTAGTCATGCAGCACAGTAAAGCATTCTTCCTGGTACTGAATAAGTTTATCGCGGATGTCAGCACGAACTTTCTCAGGGTTGATGCTGAACAGCCATCCATTTAACTTCTTCAAAGGAAGGCAGAGTAGCTTACGAAGCTTCCCATCAGCGGCAACCATGTTCATATGAACACAGTTGAATTTGCTAATCTGCTTCATGAGTTTTGTTTGCTGCGTTGACCAGCTCATTCCAAGGTTTTCAACGATTGGCTTCATCGCAACATATGCAACTCCGGCAGCCATGGCGGTGATAATTTGCTGACCGTTGAATGGTACGTAAGAGGTGTTCACTGCTTCTAAAATTGCTATACTATTCATGTTGGTTTTTCTCCAAGGATTTACCGACAACCGAAGCCCTGACTGTTACCGCAGTTGGGGCTTCAACTTTTCACTTCTTTAAAGTGCCTACCTTCTACAGTTGCTCTGAGATAAAAATTCTTATCTTTACCGTTTAGTGCTTCCCAAGCATCAACAATGCACTTATTACAGATGTGGACTTCTCGATAACCAATAGCTTTCCTGTCAATATTAGTGAACATAACAGCTTCTTTATCTGTCAATGTGGATGCATGACAGAAGTCGCAATCTATATAAGATACCTTCATACCGTTATCCCCTCTCTCTTCAGGCTGTCCAACACTCGCTTGTAAATCTCAGAGTTAACAGATCGCCCGTTCTCTTCAGCTACCTTGCGCACCAAATCCAATACTTCTTTAGGCCACCGCAAATTGAACTGAGGCATTTTTCTTGCACCTTGCATATTCAACTCCATTTCACTCATTGATAGTACCGTACTACTATTGAAAGCGTACTACTACCGTTCTAGCATGTCAACAAATAAAAGGAGAACGACGTGGCTAGAAATGATCCACAATTCAACGTAAGAATGCCTGATGAGATAAAACAGCAACTTACGCATATTGCTGCAACAAATCGCCGCTCGATAAACGCAGAGATTATTTCAGCTATCGAACTATGGATAAAAATTCATAAAGGGCAGCTAATACCTTCAAGTAGTCGAATCCTGACAAAGTCTGAGCAAGAGGCGTTTGATGTAGCTATTGATGTGTTAAAACGTGTAAGAGATGGAGGATAACCATGGAGCAACAACAAGGGTCGCCATTATCATTGATTATTATGGTGATTTTTTTCGTTTTTATCTTTTTTATACCTGCGTTAAAAATATCCAAAAAGGCCGGTTTTGACTGGAAGATGGCTGTATGTTTAACAATCCCTGGCTTTAACGTGGTGGCGTGGCTCGCGCTTGCGTTCATGGATTGGCCAATTCACAAGTATCTACCAAAAGATGTGAATCGTAAGGATGCAAAATGAATAAAAAACAGCTTATTAAGTCAAAAACGTCAAGCAAGGAAGAATTAGAGAAGGAGCTAAACTCCCTGAAATATGCTCTGTGTCTGGTTTACTCAAGACTGCCAATGGAAGATAAAAACGCCATTTACAATGAAATGATTAGCAGCCTTGATTTTAACGATAGAGACCTAGCATCCCACCTCAACAGCTTCCGCGTCCCTGAGTAATTCTGTTGCGGATTTGCTTCTTGCGGTGGTTTAAGCTGGAGAGCTTGGCTTCTGCTTCTGATATTTGCGCATCTAGATCTTTAAGCTCAAGATCTGAAAGTCGCTGGTCAAGCAGGGTTTGATTCAACTCAATGTTGTTCAGGCGTTCTTCTATGGTCATGATTTCTCCTTATAAAAAACCCACCTGACGGTGGGTTTCATTTCTTAATCTTGCTTCGTGGAAGGTATAAGAGATGCGTTTGCCTCTTTTGGCTTCAAGGTATACATCCCACCATTAAATGGATCAACAGCAAGCCAACCAATTAACCCACCAAACACAAGGTTTCCACCAATATACCAACCATTAGCATTGGCTTTGATTGGCAGGGTAACTGGTTCGTACCCATCCTTTTCCATAGTGATCTGGTAGCTCTTTTTGCCAAAATAACTACCATCTGACTTGGCAAGAGTTACTCCTTGTGGAGTTTTACCTTGCGCAACAATCACACCTGATTCATCTTTTACCTTAAAGCTCGCACCAGAAGGATTGCTGTTCACTTGCACAAGTTGCGTTTCATCACCAACAATAGTTGCGCACCCAGATAACATGATAGCGCCAGCAACGACGCTAATAATCCTCTTCATATCAATTTCCATATCTAAAAAACCGGAAACATCCTAATGACAAACTATTCAAATGTGAAGCACGAGATAAGATCAATCCATCCGTGGACGACTAATTACTCCTGTGTCATTCCGCTTAGCGATGCCACAATCCCAGCCCTCGACAAACGCTGGAACTCTTCGTTTCCTAGTGCATCGCGAATTGCTTTTACGGCGGCCTTATTTGCCATAAATCTGCGTTCCGCCGCCGCTAATGCTTCTTTACTTCCGCCAGCTCTTACTGCTTTCGTGGCTTCCTGAACTGCTTTCTCTATCGCATATCGGCCGCTACGCGTGGTGGCAATTTTAGATACAGCACCTTTTAACCCGGCGCCAACTAAAGCACCTGCGGCAGCGCCTGCAATGCCCCCTCCTGCTCCACCAACAATGGCACCTGATGTTGAGTTGGCAATTGCATTTAACACTGTTGATGTGACGTTGGATAAACCGGCATCCAGATCGCGTAGTACATTGGCAGTTCTCCCTGTTCTTTCAATATACTGCTGAGGTTTCACTGCTGCTCTTGCAAGAGTGCCATATGCATCAGCAATTCTTCCGAGTTCTGAGGAATATCTGCTAATGGCTTTTACATTTTGTGGGGTAAGTATCCCTGCGATATGGTTAATTCCTGCTGCATCAGCTTTGCCACCACGTACACCATGCGAGATAGCATCTTGCAACATTGATGATATAGCAGGAACACGCTCTGATTCTGGCAGCGCGCGGATCATAGAATGGAACCCAGCAGGACCATTAAGACCTTTAGCTGACGATGATTGAAGGGATTTTACTCCATTCGTAATCAGTGCATCTGTTGCCAAATCACGCCCGAAAACAGACTCTGCACTCTCTTGTGCTGATAACCTCGCTTTAGACAGATCATTAGCTTTCTGCCAGTCATCAAGAAATCCGCCGTTTTCCGCCATTGTGCGCATATCATCAGTAATTGCCCGGCGTATTTCCCCTGCTCTCCTTGCCGCATTTGCCTCTCCGCTACGCTTATATTTTTGCTCCGCATCAGCAAATTTCGCTCTCCATGCTTTCATGCCATCAAATGTTACTCCACCTTGATTGTTTGCCTGAACAAACTGTTTCATTTCAGGAGTAAGCGGTATGCCAGCAGATCGCTCTGCCTGAATAACGGCATTACCATTTAGCATTCTTGCTTTTTGATTTGGCATTGTTGACCGCACGTCATCCCATGCCGCGCGCTCGGCATCCTTCATCTGATCAAGATTTTGAAGAATCCTTTGTTTTATAGCCGCACTTTTTTCTGATGCCGTTCCAGATGCGGCCCCAAATTCATCAAGGTTTCGACTTAACTTTGATGATATTTCGTTAAATGCTGCCTGATGGGCGTCCTGAACAATTCCTGGTGTTGATGCCAATGCGCCTTCGGCTTGTGCAATTCCACGACTTCCAGATCGCATTCCTGGTGTTAATGCGTTTATATCAATTCCAGCAGACTCAGCCGCTTTTGCTACATCTTCGGACACATTAGCGGCCTGACTGGCAATTGACTGACGCCCAGCACCTGACTTTGCCATCCTGGAAACATCATTAGCAGAATTCAGTGCTGCACCACCAAGAGCCTGTGAAACCCTTGGCGCAATAACGCGCCCGACACCTGAAAGAACGCCTTGAGCACCAATATTGATACCACCGTTAATGGCAGCATTTTGTGCAAAGTCGCCCTCCTGATTTGCAGCATCAGCAAGAGAACCTGCAATCATGTTTCCTGCGGAACCGATATCTCCAGCGAGCTTTGCTGGCGCTCCAGCAGCTTTTGCCGCTGTGCCAATTGGCAGGAGATACCCACCAATTGTTTCACCGGCTTGCGCATAAGGGTCTGTCGGTCGATCGACTGGACGATAGACATCATCCAAAACCTTGGGGCCACCAAGCCCCTGGCTGATTGCATTAATCAGACTTGCGCCACCCTGCAATACGTCAAATGGTATGTTTACCAGACCACGGCCAGCCTGTTCTGCAATTTGCCCTGCGCTTTGACCACCAGTGAGCCAGTCAGTGGCTTTTCCTACCAGAGATTGTTCTTCTGGCTGCGATTGGTTTTGAGTGGATTGATCACCAGAAGACAGCATCTGAGCAATGCGACGTGCTCCCTCAGTATCACCGGCAGCATCAGCATTCCTTAACGCCGTCATCAACTGTTCGCGACTATAGGCCATTACTGCCCTCCGAGATATTTATTAATCAGGTCATCATCAGAAAGCTGCTGTTGAGACGGTTGTATGTCCTTCCCGTATTTCTGTTGCATACGTTTCTGAGCCATCTCAGTGGTTTTTATGATTGTTTTGATAGCTGCTCTGGCTGATTTTTCAGACTGATTTGGGGACAAACTACCAATAGCATCCATTACCTTTTGCCCCTCGGCATTACTTAAAGCCCCCATCCCTTTCATCTGCTGAATGCCAGATAAGAATCCCTGAGATTTCAGTGTGTCAACCAGAGTTTCTGTATCAGCAGCCTCTGTTCCTGGAATGAATCTACTCGATAGTGGGTTTAGGTTTGTTCCGAAATATCCAGTGAATCCTGGGCTATTAAGAACTTTTGTAGCCGTCTCTATCGTTCTGGAAAGATTATCCATTCCAGAGTTGTACGCATCAGCCTTATCTCGCTTTGCCTGCTCCATAGCTTGCTGATTCTGCAATCTCTTGTCATGCAATTCAGCAAGTTTTAAGGCATTAGTTTCATTTGCGATGAGTCTGTCGTATTTCTTGTCCTCTAATTCCATTCGACGAAGATTGACATTTTGTTGCGCAATATTGTTGCTTGCCCACCCTCTGGCATTTGTCATGTCATTATTGCGGATTGTTTCGTTAATTCTTTGCTGCTCCTGCTGGCGACCAACCATCTTATCCTGATAATCCAGCATTTTATCCGGACCAACAGCCCCTAGCGTCATAGTAGTCAGCATGTGTGATAGCTGCTCTGGATTCTGGATACCTGTCTGAATCATCCAGTCAG